TCCACCATGCGTCCCTGCATGGTCCTGTACATTCTCTTCCTGGGTGCTCTTGCTACCATAATAATGTGCTCCTATATTGATTACTTATCATCGCAGGAATTCCGTGATGTCCAAATTGTACAGCAGGGGATTGATCTTGTGCACCCCGATCAGGAACAGGCAGAAACTGGCCACGCTGGACCCCCTACCCACACCCCACACTATGTCGTTGGCCCTGAGCGTGTCCACGAAATAGATCAGGAACTGTAGTACCCGTATGAATCGTTTCTTCTCGAAGAGATCATACTCCAGTTGTACCCTAAGTCGTTCCTCGTCCGTCTGGCATCGTTCCAACAGCCATTCCAGCACGTTTATCTGGTAATATTTCTCTGGCATGTGCCAGTTGTTGATATTTTTGTTGTCAAATTCTGCTAAAGGTTCTCTGTCTGGTGCTGTGGTTATGGTTGGGAGATTTAATCCAAGTTCTTTCAAGGCCGATGAGTACTTTTCCGTAGCCTCGAAGAACAGTTTTCCTATATCAAAGTCTGGGTTTTTGTAGAGTAATTCGAGAGAATCTTCCTCTGAAAATATCACATCTCCGTAATCATTTGTTTTCATAAATCATCTCACAAATACACTGCAACATCTATGATGTTTTTTTTGTTGAATGTCCATCACAAAATACTCGGTTTTCAGCAGTCTCCATCCCAATTCTTGCATTGCCGTGTTGATCCAAGTCTGGTTAGGAGCACCAACAAGTATGCGATCGTGATAGTTGGAATAACCGTTCATTGTTGATTTTGTATTCTCTTGGTGCCAAAATATGTGAGGATTAGATTCGTAACGGAACTCGTGGGACTCCTCATTTTCGATTATCATTGTTTCGGCAGTTGAATCACTTAGACGACGTAAAATCTCATAATGGTTTGACACATGATAAAGCACTCCTGAAAACACTATTGTCTCAATACCGTTCAGTATAGGGGTGACACTGTCTTTGTGATTGATATCAACTTTTCTAAAAGTGTGATTAGAAAATTTTGCTTTGTTACAAATAAAATCCGCTATATTCAATTTCTCTTCTCTGGCATCGATACCAAGAACATTTTCGCAACCTAGGCACAAACAGAATAGAGATAGGTAACCTATGTTGCACCCGATGTCTAAAATTTTTTTATCACGAATGTATCTGTCATTTTGACACGCAATAATATTGAATCGATTAAGATCAAAAATAGGATAGTCCCAGATGTTCCATGGTTTCCATTTTTGCCATTCTTTTTCTAGATCAGTGAATTTATTCTGGAATAGCATATGATACGCAAACTCGTAAAATCTTTTGTCAGGAAGTCTACTTGTGATATACTTTATCTCGTCGTTGGAGATTTTCAATAGTTGCTGTGTCAACAGTTGATCTAATTTGAATTTTTCTTCAGATAGATTATGATTTGTTGTCTTTTCCGCCATCTAGCACCTTTGGGTTGAACTCGAATATTTTAGCATGTTCCTGGTGCTGTTTGTCAATGGTAATCTTCTGGTTATTCCAACTGAAGTGTCCCGTGTATATGCCCTTGTCAAGTTCCTCATCATATGTAGCCGTGTCTGGCCTCAACCACCATGGGTCGAACTGGCTGTATTCCTCCGAGAACCAGTCAGGCCTATCTAACAGTATAAGCTCTCTGCTGTCTTTGTCAACCGTGTAGGTAATACCATCACCTTGCCATGAGCTCAAGGCGATCCGGTCTATGATGATCTTGCTGTCCAAGATGCTGTTGGCCTTGCAGTAGCACACCGCGGCCATGATCTGGTCATAGGGCGGTCTTGGTAATTCAATGAACCTGTTGGTGCTGTTCTTCTTCAGCACTGAATACAGTTTCTCCTCACGCCAGGTGGTTATGGTGTTGGCGAACACCTGTTCGAACAGGTTCTTGAGCCTGTCGAAGTATGCGGTCTGTTCCTTGAGGTCCGCGGTGTGTGGAGTTAGGTGCAGTTCCACGGAATATTCATTGGGGAACAACTCTCCGTCCACTATGATTATGCTCTTGAATCTAGTCTTCCAACTGAAACTGTTTGTCATCCGGTTTACTTACTAGTCGATGTTGATGAGGTCTCCGATATCTGGTTCATTCCTCAACTTCTTGTTGTTCTTGTGCCACTCCTCTATGCGCCTTTGCCTTATGGCATCTTGATAAGTCTTAAGAGCCATCTGTAGATTGGCCAGCATCTCTGGATTCCGACCACGCCTGGCTATGGCCACCTTCCTTGACAGTTCCTTGATGCGATTGGAGATGTCCTCCTCGCTCATGTTGCCTATCTCTTCTTGTAGTGGATGGAAGTACACGGTCCCCCTTCAGCGTTATTCGTATGATTTGCCCAGTTGGTGCATCAGCACCGTTGTGCCACCGTCTGGTGACATGAATTCGTACAGCGTCCTGCCTAGACTCACAGTTATCTGATCAGACGTGCCGTCACTGCCTGTGACATTGTCTGCTTTTATTACAGCACTCGGAAAAACTAGGTTGGTTGCTCCTGGAGACACAGTCACGTCCAGTATGATCCTGCCCAATGCTCCCGAAGGTGGGAAGTTGATAAATGCGAATGTGGTATCAGCAGTAATCGTAAGTGTTTGATAATGTCCGTTCTCATGGTCAATTGTGACGTTGCCACTGCTTACAGTGCCATGCGCATAAACAGTCTGGCTGGTGTCTTTGAACTTGGCGCGAGTTACCTCGTTGTCGGTAAAATTACTGGCCGCGTTTACACTGGCCTTGTTGGTCTGTAGTGTTTCTATCTCGTCCTTGGCGTATTGGAAATTGTTCTTTATCGAATTGAAATTGTCCCTGAATCCCTGTGAACTGTTGTCCTGTCCCGCTGTGGGGAATGTTGGGTCTATGTTTCCTGGTACTATGCTACTTGCCATTAGAATATTCCTTTGTCTCTAAATTTAAGGTATTTATCGTTGCTTCTCTCCACCCTGATAATTGTTCCCGCCGCTGGTACCTCTTTGGTGAATGTGATCGTGGTTTTTCTGTTGACCGTGTCATGCGTTAGTTCTATGCCGTACTCGTGGTCAGATGACCTCAGCGTGTTGTCTGCTGTGAGCCACGCGGGATCAATGTTGTTGTCCGCCGTCACGCCGTCTCCAACAAACACCCGATCTGTTCCTTCTAGCACCAATATGTCCTGCTCATGCACTATCTCGTCTAGCTCAAAGGTGGTTGTGCTTCCGTCCGCTGTGAACTCCTCAGGACTCACCATGCTTTTACTAACAAGGTATCTGTCTATTGTGAATTTGATGTCTTTGAAGTCCAATTGCTTGTCCTCGATCCTCTTCTTGACCAACTCTGAAGTTCCTGGCTTACAGTAACAGATTGGCACAGCCATCACATAACCCAACGGGGCCAGTCCGCCCACCTGCGTGGTCTTCATCCACAGTGGCAGGTAGTCCCACTCCTTGTGTCCCAGGCTCTTCATCCTGGACCTCATGTTGGCCACCGCGTTAGGATACAGTATCTCCATCGTGCCAAGGTCAGCACTCAATTGGTTTGCGTATCTCACCTTTGATCCTGATGTGCTGAATGACAGTCCACCGTCCGTGGTCACTTCGTAATCCACGTAATCAGCGGTCGCATTCATGCTAGACGCCCTAGGACCCAGCATGGGTTTGACCACGGCATTTCTCAATCTGATGGAACTGGACACTGCTTCTCCATCGTTGTTTACTAAGTTGTCTTTGATCTCTAGGTATACTATTTCATACTTGGTCGTGGTGCCCTCCTTAGCCACGGCGGTTTTCAAGTCCCCGAAGTACAATGTCTTGGGAGCATGGTTCTGTTCCATCTGTTGTTGGAACGTGGTCAGTGTCTGTGCCTCCAGCCCCGCCATCATCAGCATGTCTGGTTTCAAACGCATGCCGAAGTTGACGTCCTCGGGCCTGTAGATGTACTCCGGAGAGTTGACGTTTGGATCCTGTGCTATGTTGTAGAATATGTTCTGGTCGATGAATGAAGTGGCATGTCCGGTCATGTTTCCATACTCAATTTGTGTGTAAGGTATGTTGATATTCAATGTGAATTCTTTGGATGTTGCCGCCGACTGGTACTGGTCGCTCACGGTTACGGTGAACGTAAAAGATCTTGTTGAGTCAGTGAAGTCACTTGGATCTATGGTTCCTATGAGGTTGCCCTGTTCTGATAGAGTGATGCCCGTGGGCAATGATCCAGATGTTACAGAGTAAGTCAACACCCTGTTGGCCTCTTCCGCCACCGCTTCGATGGACAGCAGGCTCGGAATGTCCGCCGTCAATGTTCCAATCACTGTGGGGGTAGTGAAGGCTATGCCTATGTCTATCTCGCCTATCACCTTCATTGTGAAAGTCTGGTCCGTGAACACAAACACTCCAGTTGACACGGTCCTGTTGGCACGCACAGTGAAAGTATAGTCAACTTCGACCGCCGCTTGTTTTGGCAGTGTGCCATATATCTCTCCTGAGTTGACATCTATCTGCAGTCCTGTTGGCAGTGATCCGGACTGTATCGAGTACTCCAGGTCCGCCTGTAGCGGATCGAAGTCTTCCACGTCGATCTTGATGACCACATCGTTGTCGTGCCTGAAAGTTCCCAGGTCACTGGCTGTGGAGAATATGGGTCTCCTGTTTGCGCTGTAGTCGATCGTGAGAGGGAATCCAGATATTGTGTCCATGTCTATGGTGATGTCTGTGTTGTCTATCCTCCAGTAGTCCGCAGAATACACGAATATGGAGTTGTCCTGTTCAATACTCGTGGTCCCGTCTGATACCCTGATGACGAAATCGAAATTCTTGCTTACACTCTTGGTAGTAACGGTCCTGTCATACACCACGTCGTCGTAGTCATCATTGACCCCATCGAAACCGCCCCGGGGTTCAGATTTTTGTGCTTCTGTAAGTTCCACTATGCCTGATATCAGTCCCGTCTTGGTCATCGTGACACCAGGCGGCAGTGAACCTTTGACTATCTCGTAGACAAGAGTCTGCCCCGCCTCTGTGTCTGTGTCAGTGGCCTCGATCTGTATAGAAACACGGGATCCATCCAGGACCCAATACAGTCCCACACGTGTGGAATCATCCAAACGCAGTTGTCCGGATGCTGTCGTGAATGTAGGTGCGTCCGCACCCTTCACATCTAAAGAAAATGTCCTATCTGTGATCTGGGTACCGGCCGTGGCTCGCACGACGAAGGTGTAAAGAGTTCTCTTGGCAACCTCAGCCGGAGTACCTGTCAAGAGCCCGTCTGTGGTGACCTGCATTCCTGCGGGTAGGCTCCCTGCTATCATGGAGTAAGTGATGGCCGTTGAATCGCTGGTGTTGGCCTCCAATTGGAGACTGTATGCGACTTGCTCATCGATAGATGCTAGTTTACCTGCTGTGGTTGTCCACACTGGTGTTGCCATTAAAATACTCCTTACAAGGGTATTTATTGGCGATTACCTGCTATTATTCTGTGTACGAATCCAGTGTTCCAGTTGCTGTCTGATTCGTTCACGCTCGATCTTGTCACTTTCACGTCGTATGGCCTCCTCCAAGCGTTTGATCTCGGAATGTGCAGATTTATGCCTGTGACGGTCGTTGTAACGTTTTCTCATTTGCCTTTTAGGACTTTATTGCTTATCTATTACGATGCGTTAAAGTATGGTATAACTGCGTCCACACCACCAACTTTTATCTTCAGATAGCCAAGCGGCCTTATCTCATTTGCAGAATCAAGTGGCAAGTGTGTTGCGGCACCAACTGCGCCAACCGTGGTCTGCGTGGCAGTGTTGAGGTCTATCACACCAGTACCCTGTGTGCTGATCGTGATGTCACCATTCGACGTGTCGTTCTGTATGGTGTCCGCCCTCAGTGTTGTGATCTCGGCCAGTGTTGCTTGGAAGTCAGCGGCAGTCACCGTTCCTCCCAACGCCAAGGTCTCGCCCGTTAATGGACTGATTGTTATACCACCTGTAGTAGAACTGATGGTGTTGGCATCCATTCTCAGGTTGTCCACGTTCAACTGTCCTGTGACCGTTGCTGTCCCCGTCACGTTGGTCGGTCCCGTTAGGTTGATGGCACCTGTTCCTGATGGATCGATGTCCACGTCACCGTTGGTGTCTGTGGTTATCTTGCCCTGTGCGTCTATGTTGAGATCACCTATGTTAAGACTTCCCGTCGTCAGCGAACCTGATATGGTCTGGTTGCCTGTTGTGGTGATGTCTGCTGTGTTGGTAGTTCCTTGTACAGTCACTGATCCATCCACACGCAGTCCTTCGTTGATGTTGACTGTGGAAGAATCTGGCGCACTCAAAGTAGTGCCCTTGATCGCTATTCCTGACGCCACGACCGAACCTGTTCCGCCTGGTGTTATGTTGATGTCGGCGTTGGACGCGGAACCTATGATGTTGTCATTGAAAGTGAGGTTGTCCACGGTCACCGTGCCAGTCATGGACGCGGCGTTGATAGTGGGACTGGTTAGAACCTTGTTGGTCAGTGTCTGTGAACCGGTCAGTGTGGCCACTGTGCTGTCAATCGATATTGTGACCGTGTTACCGGTTGCGCTGGTGGTTATTCCCGTGTCACCGGAGAACTGTAACACCTCTGAATCTAGGTCTATGGAATTTGTGGTTGAATCATCTGCCGTGAAGTCCAGGTCCTGTGCTGTCACCTGGGCGTCGACGTAGGCCTTGATTGACTGCTGTGTGGCCAGTGCCGTGGCGGAATCCGATCCCATGGCGTCCTCGTCCAGTATAGAGGTCACAGTCTCGCCTGATGCCAGTTTGAGATTGGTCAATTGTACGGCGCCCGTGCCTGATGCCGTCAGTTTTAGGTCATCGTTGGACCTGGTGGCCAGTATCTCGTTGTCGGTGATCTGTATGCCCTCCATCTCGATGGCACCTGTCCCTGATGCCGTCAGTTTGAGGTTGGCGTTGGTCACGTTGGAACTGATCTCATTGCCAGCGATGGTGATCTGTTGTCCGAACGGTGATGCGCCGTATAATTCGTTGAAGTTGTCGTTTATCTTGTCAAATGCGGTCCTTAACGGATCGCCTGTGCCGTCGTTAGCACTTGAACCTATGTTGATTGTCTGTCTAGCCATGCTTTATAATTCCTTGTTGTTTGGAGTATTTATCGCGGATTCTATAAACCTAATGTGATTTATTACACGTCTATGATGGTCTTGATGAACTTGAATGTGGTGCTGTCACTGGACAGTGGTGTGACCCTCAGTCTCACGTTGCCGCTGTCTATGTCCACTGTGAATGTGGATGTGCTCAATCCCGTTGAACTCACCACAGAGGACGTCATGTAGGCCGTTGATCCGTCGTGCGTGACATTGACAGAGTGTAACGAGTACCTGCCGTTGGTGCTGTCCGATTCCGAAATGTCGTACCTGGCACTTCTGTATGACCCCGCGGCCCAAGTGTCCACGTTGGTGGTAGTGGAACTGGACGTGGTCACGGAACCGTCTGACGTGTCTCCATGTGATAGCGTGACCAGACCCTCTATGCTTCCGGCCTTTAACTGTCCTGATATGTTGACGCTGTCGTTGATCTGTATCGCGGAACTGTCCGCACTGCTGATGTTGTTGACCTCTATGGTGGGGGCGTCCAGTGTGCCCGTGACCCTGACCGAATCCGTGATCACTATCTGTGATGAGTCCACGCTGTTGATGGTGTTGACGTCCAGTGTGGGTGCTGACACAGTGGATGCATTGACCGATCCCGAAACCCCTATGCTGTCATTGATCTGTATCTGTGATGAGTCATCGCTTTCGATTGTGTTGACCTGTAACGTCTCGTTTATCTTGATCGAACTGCTGTCATCAGAACTGATCGAGGTACCATGAATCCTTATCGCCCCGAGTATCAGGTCTCCCGTGCCCGATGCCGTGATGTACAGGTCCTCGTTGGACCTCGTGCCCTCTATGTGGTTGTCTCTGATCTGTATGCCCTCCAGTTCTATCACGCCCGTGCCTGACGCTGAGAGTTTAAGGTTGGCGTTTGAGGAGTTGGCCAATATCTCGTTGCCCTCTATGGTGATCTGTGACGTGACCGGTGATGCCGCGTACAACTCCGTGAACATGGAGTTGATGGAGATCATGGCGGATCTCAGCGTGTCGCCTGTGCCGTCGTTTGCGTTAGATCCTACGTTTAGTACTGTCTGTGCCATGACTATATATTTACGAAGCTATCAAGCCGTAATTCCTTAAAACTGTTAGAATGTCATTTATAGTGGTCCTGAGATCCTCCACCGTTGATCCATCGTTGCCTGCTGGATCGAAAGCAATCGCTGACTGCTGTGAGACCGGCGTGGTCCCAAAAAATCCTACCTTGTCCGATGACTCAGCCACGATGATGCCACCGGTACCTGAGGCGGCCAGAACAAGATTGTCATTTGATCTATTGGTTGTAATTTTGTTATCGTCTACAGTGATTGTGCCCAATACAATATCACCTGTTCCGTTTGTGCTAAGTGTTAAATTAGCATTTGTGGTCAGTGGTGTAATGGTGGTATCTGATATCTGAAGATTATCTATTTCTACATTTCCAGTGCCGTTTGGTTGTACTTTGATGTCTCCGTTCGTGACACTGGTAGTGAGTAGTCCTGTGTCTCCAGAACCCACCAAAGAGTATATCTCTTCAAAATTGGTGTTGACCTTGGTCATCGCCGTTCGTAGCGTGTCCCCCGTCGCCGGATTGCCCGCTGTTCCTGTGTCTATCGTAAGTTTAGCCATAATCTGTTAAGCGTATTTATTCAATAAAGAAATGTTTTATAACGGCTATCTGCTATACGAGTCCCAACGTTGGGAATTGAGGTTGTTGCCCCCATTCGACCTCTAATAAGTCTGGGGCGTTCTCTTGTATCCACCAGCACGTAACAACATCACAATGCTGGGTATGGCGAGTCGGCAGTTCTTGTATGTAGGCACTTCTGATCCGATGCCAAGCTTCTAGATCAAACATTTTTGATTTAAAAAAATGTATTTTATTGGCCACTTCGAGAGTCAACAACAATCGAGTGCACTTACGGCAAGTTCCGCAGTTGACGTACTTCTCGCCCGGACTTGAATAGCAATACCATAGATGACTGTGTGCATCAGGTAGATCGGCGACTTTAATAGTTTTCTCCGGTCTAGTGTATTCTGACCCCACTAGTTCGCATCGCACTTGCGGTGTGGACAACAGAGGCATCAGGGTGAGCAACGCTGGGGAAATGTCATTTCCTCCACCATTCTCCAAGTAGGGAAACAAAAAATTAGTACTTGAAAATTGTGCTTTATGTTTGAAAATTCTAGTGAAGTTTGCTCTATTTTTTAAAATTATCTGTTTGTCATTGAATTTGCTTACAGTTTTACTCTTTCCATTTTTGTCCACGAACGTGGATTCCGTTCCCCGAGGATTAGCGCTACCGCCATCTGAAATTAAAAATGTATTTGACTCGCCACCAAGTAAGTGCGCTATGGCGACATTATCCATAGCATAGGACGAATCGACCGAAACCTTAAGCCCATACTGTTCACGGAACATGTGTGAATTAGACCACGTTTGAATTAACGGAGCATTGTATTTTCTCAATAGCTTTCTAACGTTATCGATCTTTTGGGGCGTCGATTCATAGAGGTTCGCTTGGTTATTGAATAAGAAGTGTGTTATCTTTGTAGAAGTTTTTGGCCTCAAGTAATAGTCCTCGAACGAGGCAAATGAGTCAACGCCACCCGACATACCGCATAAAACATTTTTGCTCCCCGCTGGAGATCCTGTTATCACTTCCGTTGCTGTTATTGGTACTTTTTTTAAATACAGGATCACCGAACACAGTGCATCCTGCACAGTCGACTGCATGTTTTTCAATAATTTATCCGACACTTTTCCTCGGACCTCGATGCCTTCTCCATTTCTCATGGCGGGTAGTAAAAGAGCGATCAAAAATGGATCCGATAAATCGGTCAACAAGTGATCGTAGCGACTGTCGATCCTAAAAACTAGTGTTCTGTCTTTTTTTAGAAAATTAATTTTTGCGGTATACTCGGTAAATTTCTTATCAGTTACCCTTATAGGTGAATGAATAATCATATTAGGAAAAAGTATTTATTAAATATCAATATGTTCATAGAGACGCTCAAAACCCTCAGGTTACACAAGAGGCGGAGCAAACTGGGTGTTCCCCACACCTTCCGACGCACCTACACCATATGCGTTTTCCGTTGCGACGCCTGTTTCACGGTGTTCATGAGGCCCAAGTCTCGAGTCGACATTCAGAGGGCCTCCAACGACTACAAGCACGTGTGCCACCTCTGTGACAGCAAGAAGTTCGCGCAGTCTGTGGGTGTCAAGATGAGGCGGATCTACCAACTGGACGCGTCTAGTTCCAAGACGTTATAGTTTAAGCCATCGGATGTCATCACGATGTCCGGTGACCCATCGTTGTAGGTCGGCATAGATTCCACATTTGATATTTGGTTGGTCGAAGTACCACCTCAGGTAGGTGTTTTCGTATAGGTATTCCTTGCGGTTTATGAAGTAGAAATTGGTGCTAGGGAATCTCCTGAAAGTCTGTCTCAGCTGATACATCCACTCGTATTTTAGATAGGCCTTCATGCTGACCCTAGAGGGGTAGTTCATAGTGTCCTTGTAGATGTTGTTCTGTTCACGACTCATGCCTGTATCCCCATCCGCCTTGTATTCCCATTGCCTGGCGCCCAAGATGTCGAAGGCCATTATGACCACGTTCTTTACGCCCGACTCCGCGGCCAGCACAATGGCGGAGCATCCGGATCCCCTGGACTTGGAAAAGTCATTGGTCCTCACTGCGTTGTTCTTTTTCTTGTCAAAGCCCCTCCATATCCTGTAGATCTTCAGACCCTCTGGCATGTCGTCTTCGTGATCGCCATCACAGATGTAGTCCCATGGGCTGATGTCGTCGATGCCGTGTATTTGTACACCGGGGTTTTCATCTTTGTTTCTTACGATTTGAGTATTTGCTAGATCTAACATCTTCTGTCTTGGACTTCTAAATTCCATTTTGTCTTGTGGATTCTTCCCTTGCCATCTCTTATCTAGCATCAAGGATCTTTCTTTGAAACCTGCTATTAGATGATTGTGATAAATTTCTTTGTTCTCTTGCCACTCCTTTAATTCCTCGTACATGTTTTGATTGACGGCCACGATGTGATCACACAGGTCGGGATGATCCCTGTATATTGCATTGCACCCATAGACAGTTCCTTTGCCTTTCAGTGTTTCTATGGGAAATATGTTCCTCGATTCACCATTGCCTATCACGAATGCGGTGTCCATCAGATGCCAAATGACTCCCCACAGCCGCATGCGGAGGTCGAGTTGGGATTTGATATCTCGAACTGTGATCCGAACGTTTCTTCCACCCAGTCGATCCGGGTGCCCGCCACGTACAGCATCGAGGTCTCGTCCACGACGAAACGTCCCGTGCCCCAGTCCTCCACGTGATCACCTTCCGTGACACTCTCTTCCGTGTCAGCGAATCCCCACTCGTACTTGAAGCCCGCACATCCACCGCCCAGCACCGCCAGGCTCACAGCCCACTTTCCATGGTTCTTCTCCAGCAGTCGTTCGATCTGATTTTTGGCGGCATTTGTAATTGTAAATAATGGCATTATAAGTTTTCTATTATTTTACTGTTAATTATCATCTCCGATGCGGCCTGGTGTGCTTCCTCCCCTGGGTGCCAGAAAGACGGATTGTCTATGATTGACGAGTGGAAATCCTTATAACATGGAAATCCATTGTTCCTGGCCCATAGTTGGAAACCCAGATTGTCATCCCCCCACTCATACCACTTGAAACCCTTCATGTAAGACCACAATTCACTGATGTAAGGATCGAAACTTTCAAAACTTTCTCCAGACACCCCTGCCATGACCCCGTTTCTTATGTGTTCAGCACTGATGGATGTTTTTTTCCTTTCGAGCCAGTCATCTAAAAGTGATTCTTTTGGTTCTCTTAGATCCTTGATGTAGTAGGTAGATTTCTTACAGGCAGTCTTCCATGTCTCGGAGTTGAAGGTGTTGATGGCGATTATTCCTGCCTTTTCTAACATGAGATTGGTTTGTATGATCGTGTTCACCGACAGCATGAATCTCGAAAATCTGTCAAGTGATCTGTACACCTCCCTTGCCCATTTCTGCACAGCCTTGTCCTGGCTTGATCCCACCAACTCGTTCTGCACATTGACATGTGGCCATTCCGCCACGATGTCGTTGCTGGCCGTGTGAGTCAATCCTAGGTGGGTGTACTTGGTCCATGCCAACCAGAAGATGGGTTTGAGATTGTTTTGTTTTGCAAAGTCGGTGGCTACGAAAGCCCTCCTTGATATGTGTTGGTTGCTGGCGCCCGGGGAGGCGAAACTGTGATGTCGTAGATCATAATGTTTCGCCACCAGGTTGGTGTAGGCTTGGTCGCTGGGCCTGGCGTCTCCATTGGTGCTGGCATGATCACTGCCGTACATCAGGCTACATCCTACGCTTATCAAACTATCGTGTTTCATTTTACCTGCTACTGCCAGTGCCCATGTTGTGGACTCCGATGGCCAGCCAAAATCTAGAGGCGTCCCGCTTCTTCTGGAAACTCATGTAAGCGTTTTGCTCCTCCCAGTTGTGCCATTGCTCGTCGTACAAATTTTTATTCTCGAACCACCAACCCCAACGTCCCTCACAGTTGACCTGGCACCACTCGATGCAGTCGCCAATGATGCCGTTGGAGTTCATGTCTATGTTGTAGCGGAACCTCTTCTCGTAGCCACAGTCCTCGGGTATCTCGTCCAGGTGTGCCCTCACACGTTTGATCTTGGCGGCCTCGTAAAACTTTTTCTTTCCTATGCTCATTCTTCATTATAGGATGACTATCTCCAGTTGTCAACGACGAACTGATCGGCACACTGCATTGGATTTGGTAGTCCATGAAACACAGCAACTTTGTTACCTGATTCGATCTTGGCCGGTGTTCGAAAGAAGCTCTTACCATCCTTGGTCAACAGTTTGGTGTCCTTGAGCCCAACCATCTCCCACTTGTATGATCTGATCCATTCTTCCGGCCACCATGTTATATCTTTATCAGCCCTCTTGGTTATCCAGTCCTGGTCACCGTGATGCTGTTGCATGATCCTGGCGGAGTTGTTTTTGAATTCAGTCCACAGGTAATCCATGGTTCCCGACTGCCAGCGCATACAACTGGAGTTAGAAAGTTTCCAGTCCTTGATCCTACACCTGTTGAAGTCTCTGATGATCATGAACTTGTTTGGAGAGTGCGTGAACAGATCATCTATATTGTCGAATATCACCACGTCCAGATCGAAAAATAATATGTTTCCTTTTACCGGCATTTCGGGTGCGAACATCCACAGTTTGCTCCACCACGACTTGATCCATGGATCCTTGGGCAATCTGATCACGTTGATGTCTGCTTCCAATTCCGTGGGATCGTCTGTCAAGCAGTGGAACTGGTATGGCACAGTAGTGTGTCTCTTAACCATGCTGTTCAGCACATTGACGTACTTCACAGGATATTTGTTACCCCATTTAACGCAAACTACGTGATTCATATCCATCCCTTAATTTTTGCTTTTGTATTTCTTTCCAATCTTTATTATCGAGTGAGTATGGATAATCACAATGAACAGTGTCCTCACCAACAACTTTGATCGAAGAAATATTCAAATTGTTGCTCATAATGGTATATATGTCTCTGAAGTCTGTAGTTCCGAAAGATTTCTGCAGGTCGACCTGACCTATCTTGGCGTATCCGAGGGCCAACTGTGGATCATTCCAGTCGAAATGGTTGTCCGCCAGCCAGGTTCTGAATACGTCCAGCTCCTCTTTCTTCCAATCGAAAGTTCCTTCGTCTATGTCTTTGCCCCATTCCACGTCGAACTCGCCGGAATAGAACCTCTGGTGTGTGATCGTGGAACAGATCGCCTGGTCCAGTTTCTTTCCATCTTCATCTCTGAAGACTTCAAACAGGGTCTTGCCTATCTGGCTCCAGTGCAGGTACACTCCACCTAGTTCCCTCTTGTATCTGTTCTCGACGAACATACCAAAATCTTCCTCTTTTAGATCGTGTCTGGGTGCGTTTAGGAACGTCGTTATTTGTGACGGCCTGATCCATTCGGGATCTAACACACTTTGCCGATATGCGTCCACCCAACCTTCAATCTCGTGGCAGATATTGTTCAACTGGCGTATGGCATATTTGGTCTCGATATCTGCCTGTTTATAGTATTCCGACAGTTCCCAGGCAGTGCCCTGAAGTTCCTCAAAGTGTCTGTGAAGTAGATTGCATCCCTCGTGTTTCAACCGCAATCCTGGTTTCTGCATCAAATCCCCTTCCATGACGAGACCCGTTGGTAACTCGGCACTATACTGGAAGTCATCGGTCACGAATGGATGTATTTTCTCGTATGGTGGATGAAACTGGTATGAGTTAATCTGTTGTACCGATTTGTTTAATTCATTGACCAGATACTGGAGATTCCTATTGGAATCAGCCCATCCGAGAAAACAGAAATTTTTTTCCAGCACCCTTTTGTGTGCGAGATTATCGCGTAACGCCTCAAACCATCTCACTCCCAATGGGGTGTCATACACTTTTATAGTGTAGGAAATGTTGTCAAGTCCTACTTCTACACGGTCTTCGAGAAATTTATTTCCTTGTGTAGATGGCACTGTTGGCTCCGTGTTCCATGCATTCCACACTCTCCACGAAACACCTGCCGTTGGTCTTCTCCCGTATCAACTCGTCGGCGAAGTCGAAGGCGTGCTTGGCGAACATCTCCGCACCCACCCCGTCGAACACCACGATCTCCGCGAGATCATGCTTCTCCAGTTCCTTGAGCTTGTCCAGGTGTGGATCGTTCTTGTCAACTGCGGTCTTGTGGTCGAAGTGATCCTCCAACCATTTCTTCAATGGTTTCAGTCCTCCGAAGTCCACGGCCCAGTTCTTGTTGTCCAGCTCGTTGCATCCGAACGTGAATCTGAACGCCAGTGAGTAGCCATGCAGTAGGTGGCAGTGTGAGTGGTCTGCGTTGGGTTGTCTGAACACACAGGCTAATCCTATGTTGTGTCCATATGTCTTGGTCGAGTAGTAAGTCATCTTTTGTTTCTCCTTTGATGACCTGCAGAATTTTTATAGAGGGATGAAAGTCTTGGAGTCCTCTCTGACATCAGTTCAACCTCTTGTTGATCCTGCTGTCAAGTTCGTGTTGGAACGCCTCTTCCCTGATGCGATCCGTCAGCTCGTTGGGTATATTTAACTCGCCGTCTATGATGCTCTTGAGGAAATGTATCAAGACCGAGAACTCCGGCCTGTTGCTCACCGTCTCTGGGTCGACGCCGTGTTGCTCCATGGCGTTCAGCATGGCCTCCGATGTGTCCACCAGTGCGGTCAGGCTCTTCTTGTGTTTGTCGAAGTGCTGGCTCATGTGATTATCTTGGGCTTGGCGGGCGTCTGTATGGTCGAGAATATCCGCTTGTACTCGCCCTCGATCTTGTCGTTGATGAATGCGATGGATATGATCTGCAGTTTGGATATCATGATCACCTCGTCCTGGTTGGCAGTGGAGAAAAACGTGCCAAACGCCAGACCCTGAGGTCCCTGCATCAGCACGAGTGCCTTCTCTATGCTCACGCTAGAGTCGTCGTTGCCTTTGTATTTCGCTATGACCTCTTCCCCCGAAGCCAGTTTTAGAGTGATGAGATCTCCATCTTTGTATTTTTCAAACATAATATCTTATTATAGACTATTGTGCGAGCTTGTCAATGTATTTCCGCAGTTCCTTGTCCTGTACGTCGGCAGGTATATGATTGTGGAAGAATATCTGGTAACTGTCCGAACCATACTTGCCGATGCCGTGTAGGTCACTGGCCTCCTGTCGGTCCCACGTGAGGTACTGTTCGGTCATTTTCCTGATACGTTTAGATCTCACCTCCCACATGCCCAACGGCCGTAACATCTCCTGTTGGGTCTTCAACCTACCACGCAGGTATGCCCGTGGATTGGGATATCGCTTGAACAGTCGTGGTAATATAATTTTAACGTGTTTCCTGTATGTCAGGTTCAGGCACATCACGGCCACCATGTGTTTCCACTCCCGGTGTGGTCCGCGTATCTGCTGTTGCACCATCAGGTGATCCACCATTGGTATTGGTTTTGTCATACAACAATTTTATACAGATTTACTTCTTTGTCAACTGCCGGTTGATGAACTTCGCCATGCCGTCGTAGGTCTCTTGGTAGACATTGGAATGTTTGCACCATTCCTCTGGCATCTCCCAACGGTCGTGGTTCACCACGATCCACCTGGTGTCTGGATCTGAGTAGCCCATCAGTTTGTGGAACTGGTAAATCCAGTATGAGGGATCAACCGGTCTCTTGATGTAGGTGTAGCCCTCCGAGCCGGTGTACATGTTGTTGATCTT